ACGTGGCACTGGTATCATCATCTCCAAGGTCAATGATGCGGCTGGCTACGAGGTTATAGAAGAGTAGAATAAACGGATCAGAGAGCAACATTAGCCAACAAAACTGCTAGTATTTAGATAAAAGACAAGGTGAATAATGGCTGACGCTAAAGCCCGACTCCACGAAATCATCAATGCTTACCTGGATAAAAACAGTGACATTGTTGTAGATACGGGTATTGTTGCGTCCCATATTGCACAGATGAAACTCTTTGGTATTCGCCAAGGAGTTGAGTTCTTTCCAGGGCAAGATAACTTTGGCGCTCAGCGCAAAGACTTTATCGACAGGGTACTCAAGTACAACAAGATGGATACCCGTTTGGATTCCATCTGGGAATACTTTTTGTGTGATGGTAAAGGACTTTTTTACATTCGTCCTACCAAGCAGAGCTATAGACTTTATTACTTTCGTGAACATGAATATCGTGCCTATTACAACGTTGACGGTGAGCTTGACGAAGTCGTAATCATCTACAGCTACAAGGTGCGCCGTGGCAACGGCTTTGGCGATCAAATCAACACAGTCAATATCACTGGATCGCAAAGCACATACAATCCCGGTGCTAAGCGTTATATCCGATTGTCAATTAAACCAAAAGAGATTGAAGAGACGCACTCCGATTCGGAGCTGAATTTTGACATGCCAACCTATGCGTTAACAGGTAATACCAAAACGCTTAAAAATAGTCTTGGCTTTATTCCTTGCGTTGAGATCATCAACAACACTCAAGGCTTTTCAAATGAAGGCTCTGGTGAGTTTGATGCAGTCGCTAATCACATTTGCACGCATGATGAATTGATGCGCACCATGCGCAAGAACATCACTTTCTTTGGTAACCCAACACTGCTTTCGTCACGTCCCAAGACAGACCTGATGGAAGCAGGTGGGGACATGAGCGTTCAGCGACCTTCTATTGCAGCAAACTCTGGCTTCACGAGTCCTGCTGCCTTGAGTCGCTCTACGTTCAAAGCAGATCCTGTCAGCCGTGGTGCTGATGGTCAGATCCGTGTACCAAGAGTCATCGCAAACCTGGAACCAAACGACCGTGTTGGTTACATTGTCCCCGATGCAATTACAGGTGACCAAAACGCATTTGCGCGTCAGTATCGAGAAGAGATCCGTACAGCACTTGGTGGTGTTGATGAACTGTCTATCTCTGCAGGCGTGACTGCAACTGAGTACAAATCATTGTTTGGTCGTGTAGCTGCTACATCCAAGAAGAAAGCAAATGCTATTTACACACATGGCATCTGTCGTTGTCTTGAGTTGATTATTTACCAGGAAGAACAACTCTTCAAGACGACGCTTGCGATGGCAGCAGGATTAGAAAAGCCCGTGGATCTACCTGACGGTGCTTCCCCAGAAGAAGAGATGGCATATGAAGAAGCAATGAAGCAATACAATGACCAACTCAAACAACTTATGATGGCTTGTGTGGAGACCCAACAGATTCCACCCAAGGTTATTGGTCTTATTCCGGACGGTGATTTAACTATTTTGTGGCGTTGGATGGGTCCTGTTTATGAGGACTCCACCCAAGACATCCTCAACAACTCCATCGTGGTACGAAACCTCCAGGAGTTAGGTGTTGATAGCATTGAAGCACTGAAATACCTCTTCCCGTCTAAGACGGATGAGGAAAGGGCCGAGATGTTATCTGGGTTCCCTTTCAGGATGGTGAACGAATTACAGGGTGCATACTCTCAATTCGCTCGCTTAGTGGGGGGAATGATGCAGACTCCCCACCCGCAAGCACCGGATCTTCCGATGGCTGCGGATCCAAGATTGGATTTAACTCCATATCTGTATCGAACATTAGAAGCTCTACAAAAGGAGATGAGTTATGCAGGACGCTACCGTCCAATCGATCCCACAGACGAGCCAAGCACCAGTGGCGGTGGCTCCAAGCAGCTACGTGGTACCAGCCCAGGCTCCAGTACCCCAAGCTCCAGTGGCGTATCAGGTGGGTACCAGCTACCCCCAAGCGGTGCCTCAGGCGGCCCCCAATTACCAATCAGCCCCTACTCAGTACGCCCCCCAATACCAAGCGGAAGCGAACAGCAATCCGTGGGAATCGGCGTTCAACAAGGTGGTGAATCTGCTGAGCAGTCCAGTTCAATCCCCGTTCCAGGGTCAACCATCACAGATTCCGACCCAGTACGCACCGGCCAACTACGGTCAGCAGTACAGCAACCCAGCTACGCAACAATCGGCTCCGCAGACCTGGTCACCCAACCAGGCTTACTCGCCCAGCTCTTCCCAAATTTCCTCGACAATTTACTCAACACTCGACGGCCTCAACCCGACGAGCGAGGTGCAAAACGCGATCGCGGATTACCTGCAACTAAGCCCGGAAAGCAGAAACGTAATTAATGCTTACGGTTGGGACGCACCTGCTGTTCTCAATAACTATGGCCTCCAACTGGAAGCCATGCTTGACAGTGCTGTTGCCTGGGGCAGCAAAGCACAAGAGGTCCTTCATCGTTATGCCGATTTCTCTGTTGCCGAGCACCAAGAGAACCTGGCTTACAACGAAATCCTGACCAATCCTGATGTACTCAGCGATTACACGCTGAAGTTCTTTGGTCCTGAAGGTCCGTACCCTGTGTATGAGGATGAGTCCCAACTGGAAACCCGTGGTTATCCTACGGAATCGATCCAGAACTATATGGGCCAATTCCCTGCACCCCCTGCTGCTTCCGCTCCTCAGCAACCTGAGAACTTCTGGGGCAGCTTCAAGCAACAAATGGATGTGAATCCGGAGAATGCCTGGCGTCTTCTGAACCAAGCTCAGCCTCAAGTTGTTGCAAACAAACTGTTTGTGATGGAGTGATGCCATGCGTGGCGCTCTTAAATACGGTGTACCTGCTGCCGCTGCTTTAGGCGTTGGTGGGTACGCCCTTTCTCAAGGTGAAGATCCCGGATCTGCTGCTCTTGCTGCAGGCGCAGGTCTTCTTGGCGGCGCTGCAGGTTTGAAAGGCACTCATAATATTGCTTTAGCCGGTAAGTATGGCGGACAACTTTCACAGCAAGCGCAAGGTTTACTCGGTAGAGCGGAAGATCGTTTGTCTCGTGCAAGTTATGGCGCAAAGAACGACTTGGTCTCTGATGCCTTGTTGAATCTTTCCGGTGCTGCCGGAAATGTTGCTGACAGGATTACACCGCGTAACATCGGAAAAGCAATGGCAGCGGGCGCAGTTCCTGCCGCAGCACTTACCGCTGGTCTCGGCGGCGTTGCTCTTGGCGCCATCCCTGGTTCCATGGGTGTACCAGGATTCCAGCAAGGCATGGCTATTGATCCAGAAGACCCACGCGTTCCAAGCAACACACCAGGGGCTATGTACAGCGTGAGTCCGTATGCATCTACGCAGTACGTTTAATATTAAATTACGGACTGCTAAAATTTGTGTTAGATAAGACATATTCATGTCTGAATCTTTCACCCGATAAAACACTTCCTGCGACACTGGAGGATAAAACAAAGTGTTCATTGATAACGACTTTCCAAAGATTTTGGGTGCGGAACTTTACCGTCCCCACCCTGCGTATATCGCAGAAATGGCAGTCGAGCCTGTAGTTGTTCACGACTTCACTCGTCAGCCTGGTCAAACTGTTCAGCTTGATCGCTATAAGTTCTGGGGTACCCCTGGTACTAAGGACAGCCGTGAGCGTATTGCCGACCAAACCATCGGTACCGCTAACAGCCGTAACATCACCAAGGAGAAAGTCCTGGTGGTGCTTAAGGAATACACTGGTCCTGCCGACCCGGGTGATCCGACTCAGCCTTCGACCTTCAAGATTGCTCGTGAAACCCTGATCACGGCCCAGCGCCTGCTTCTGGATTCGGGCAACCTGAATATGTTCCACCAGTCGATCGGTAGCCTGACGCTGCTTGACGACTATCGCCGTTGGCGTGACCGCGTCTTTATTGACGAACTGTCGAAAGCAGAAGCCAATGGCGCTGCTTCTACTACCCAAGGTGGTTACTACTTCGCTGGTAACAAGATCAAAGATTCCTCTGGTCGTGTCAGCTACACCACCACCGAATACGGTAATGAAGTTCAGCAGTTCCAGGTGCGTACTGACCTGCTGACCATTGTTAAGGATTTGCGCAAGCGTAACGTTCCGACCTTCGCTGATGGTCTGTATCGTTGCATCTGCGATCCTACCTTCATGATGCACCTGCGTCGTGATCCTGACTTCCGTGAGATTGCGCGTTACTCCGGTAACCCTGGCCAAGGCATGTACATGGGTAACCCCATGATGCCTAACAACGCCAGCTTCTACATGGGTCCTCAGGCCGGCCAAGGCTACTTCCTGGCTGGTGAACCTGTAATGCCTACTGGCGTTCAGTTTGAAGGCGTGAAGTTCTTCGAGTCGACCAACTTCCCGACCAAGAGTGTGAGTGCCTCCTTCGATGGTGGTTCCACCTATGCCTCCAGGGAAGCTGCTCAAGGCTTCTTCTTCGGTCCTCAGTCTGTTGGTGTTGGTATCGGCGGCCCGAACGCTCAAGTGCTCATCAACAACAACGATGACTTCAGCCGTTTCATCATCCTGATTTGGCAACTGTACGCTGGTTTCGAGATCCTCAACAAGGACTTCGTGACCACTGCTTACAGCTTTGTGCAAGATGACGGCACTGTTTGATAACTAACGTATAAAACACAACATAGGAAAAGATAAATGACCTATTTGTCCGCTAAAAAAATCTTCCCAGGTAACTGGGCAGAACCTCTGAACGGCTGGTACAAAAACATCGACAACAATGGCGATGGTACCAATGAAGGCTCTAAGGGCGGCCCCACTTCCGTGCTGGCTCTCCCTGGCTACCGTTACTTCCAGCAGCGCGGTTACGTGCCTGTTACCGCAACTTCCGGTAGCGGTCCTGTGGCTGCAGCCGATGTGATCGTTCCTTCGCCTTACCGCCAGGACGATACTCGCCCCGACATCACCGGCATGGTGATTTCTGGTAGCAGCACCCTGCCTGCTTATGTGTACCGCTCCACCATCTCCGTTGCTTCTGGTTGGGGTGATGGTCGTGTTTCCTCTGGTGTTTATGCAGCCACTGGTAACGTGATCTCCTTCGGTCGCAGCAATGGTGGTAGCCCCACCGCTGCCTCCGGTATTGGCGAAGGTGTGATCCAGGCCAACCTAACTTCCACCGTGTCTGGTACCCAGGCTGGCGAGATCTACTTCGCTGCTGGTTCCGCTGCTTACAGCACCAATCCGTTCCTGATTGCATCCGGCGCAGCCGGTGTGACCGCCGGTAACGTGAACTATGCTGCTACCGCTGCCACCACCCTGAAGGTGTTTGCAAAAGAAACCGCGAATAGCACTGCTACTTCTGGTGGCTTCTACATCTCCAGCGGTGATGCAAGCGGTGGTCGCGTTGGTTACCTCGTTGTTGAGTGCTGCTACATCCAACCTGATGAAGCACCTGGCTACGAAGATATCGATGGCTACCTCTTGGGCCGCACTGTTAGCTGATTAGGTTAAACTAAGACCAGTAAGTAACTGGTCTTATGTCAACCACTGCAGCAATGCTTTATCAGCACAAAAAAACAGGTGCAAGAGTCAAGATTGTAAGCGAATGGGATAACGGCGACTGGTACATGGTCGAAGATCAGGACGGTCGCCTTTATACCGCTTACAGAACTGAACTTACACCTGATGAGGCTGCTACCAAAACGGTAAAGACGCTTCAAGTAAAAGATAAAGCTGCTCAGGAAGAGCCACGTACTTTCCCCCCGGACAACCGTTTAAATATCAATTCAGCTACCGCTCAAATGATCGCTGATCATATTAAGGGTATTGGATTGAAAACAGCCCGAGAGATTAAAGATCTTCAGATGTCCTTATCGGGTGAAAGGTTCAACAATCTCGAACAGTTAAAACAAATCAAGCGAGTTGACTGGGATGCGGTGATTGCTGCGGACCTGATCAGGGTTTGATTACTCATCTCCAAACTATGCCCCTGGGAAACCAGGGGTTTTTACTTTTAGAATGTAGATATGGCAAAGATCACGCGACTAGGGCAGCTTGGATCTACTGGAATTTCTTCCGGTCCACATTTGCATGGCTATGTATTAAACCTTCAGACCAATCAATACGAAGACCCTGGCATCCATCGCAGTAAATTTTTAGGTGTTAGGGTCGGACCAAATCGAGTCCCTAAGTATATTGCCGATGAAAAAGGTGGGTTGCAACTAAATCCAGCAGCCGGCCTTACAATGACTTCTGGTTTTGGCCCCAGAAATACAGGCATTGCTGGTGCTAGCACATACCACAGGGGTAGAGATTATGCTGGTGCAGAAGGGACTGAGATTTTTGTAGAAGGAGATGTTAAATTTAAACCTCGTCCCAATGAAGGTGGTTACGGTAATTTAGCCACCTGGACAACAGGAGATGGAAAATATGAGCTTGGCTACGGCCACATGAAGACGCTAGGAGAAGCTTCTGATCTTACGGGTGGAAAGGTACAAGATCCCTCCGGTGCTGGCACAGATCCTAAAGAGTTTTTAATGGGTTACTTACTTGGCACTGGTTTTGCAGGTGAACCGAAAGAAAGCGGTGCGACCAAAATGAAACGTCAACTTGTCCAGCAGTTATTACAACCCGCTCAAACAATCAATCCCATGGAGTTACTAGCCAGCCTTCCTAATCCATACGCCGTTTAATTCACTGCATTTATAATTGAGAACATACGGAAATAAGCTGTGCAGCTCAGCGATTTTGACAAGAGTAGAGTCAGGTATCACCTAGGCTACTTCACGGTTTCCGTGCCGGCGGGTGACTATGCCCGACTTGAAGAAGCTATGAATACCGTTCCGGATTCATACTTCTATGACAAAATCGCTATCCAAATTGGACGTTGCGACACTGCTGAAAAGAGGACTGAAGTTGCTACTTCACCCTCTACGCGCATCGAAAACATTGTTGGTGACGTTGATCGTACG